GGGGGCTTGTCCCGTTTCGGCTTGCTCCTCTTGGGTAGTTTCCTCTACTTGAGCTTCGGATTGATTAGCTTCGTTGTCAGTATTTAAAGAACGATTATCTTCGTTTTGTTGTTCCTGTTCTTGGGTTTGATTTTCAGCTTGTGCCTCTTGTTCAAACTTTTGACTGAATTGCTCAGTCATCTCTTTTAAATTATCCATAATGAAAAATTGTCAATTATTGGGTACAAAGTTACAATAACTTAAATTAATGTTAATATTGCCTTAACATATAGGTTAAAAAAAGAAAACCCTAAAGCCTAAGCCCAAGGGTTCGCATTATTTCACCTACCTATGCTTTTACCCATAGGTGGTTTTCCTGTATGTCAAACTACTATTGCTTTACAAAAAGATTGGTGTCCAGTTTTTTAAGAAATTTAATGGACATTTTTGTCGTATTGTTTGTGCCCTACAAAACCAAATAAAGCCTGTATATCCTTAGCCATTTCTTCTTTAGCGGTCTTACTAATCAGGTAATTACCCTCTGTGTACTTGTCAATTATTTTGTTTAATTCTTCCATGCTGTATTTTATCTATTGTGAAACACACAGCAGCGTTTAGGCTTCCTACTAATGGGTCTGATTACAAGCGGCTACGCTAGACCCGTTCAGACGCTTTCTGTTTTAGGCTGCTATGGTTCACTTAGCTAAAGTAGTAAAACAATCCACCTAAAACAAATTTGCACAAAAGGTTTTGTTTTGTATATTTGCATTGTCAAAGGGCGTGGAAACCTCAAGACATTTTTTACAAACCCCTATCTGATTTGGTTTTCTCCACGCCTCCAATGACGATAGGGGTTTTTATTTACATCAATATGTCAAATAATCGTAATTGGTTCGCAGTCATAACGGCTGACTTGTTATATGACCAAAAAATAACAGCCAGACAGAAGCTTCTAGCTGCTATAATATCAAACATGGCTAATTCAAAAGGATACTGTTTTGCATCAAATAAAGTTTTATCCGAATATTTAGGGGTTAGCGTATCAACAGTTCAAAGAGATATTAATGAGCTTGAGTCTAAAAACTACATAGGTAGAGTGGTAAAGTTAAAAGGAAATGGAGAGGTTGATTATAGAGCCTTAACCCCCATGTCAAAATCCGTGAAGCCCATAGCAGACACGACAGTACCCCATAGCACAGATGACATGACCCCCCATAGCACAGATGACCACATAATAGAATATAATATTAAAAGAAAAGATAATAAAGAGGGAGACCCTAATTTTCAAAAATTCTTAGAGGGGTATCACCAGTTGTCCTCGAAGCCAAAGACCTCTAAAAACCGATTATCATCAGAGAGAGAATGGACTAAACTGACCCCAACAGAAAAACATGATGCGATTGAAAAAACGAAGGAGTTTATTGAATACCGAAAACAAACTCAGGAGGAGCAGTTTGGTAGTTGGGAGAGCAAGTTTATACCTTCCCCTGAGAATTATTTAAAGGATAGGCTATGGGAGGAACTGCCTAATAAAGTTTATGTTTATGCGGAGCGGTATCACGGGGTTCACGGTTCGGGACATAGGTGGCGGTATTCTGAAACTGATAAACCTGCAATGATAGGTCAGAAGAGGGTGTATTGGGAAAGGAAAGAAGGGGAGAAGAATCGAGCTTATATTTACGAATAGTCTAAAATTATAATTATGTCAGAAGAGCAAGTTACATTTTACAATTCTATATCTGAAACAACATACCCTAAGCAGGTATCACTAGACAAAGTATTAGAGGGTTTTAAAACAGGTGGTAAGAACGCAGAGTTGATATGCGCCATAGCCCAAGAGGAGGATAAGAAAGTTAGAGCAGAACTAAAAAAGAAACTCCCCATAATATGCTTTAATGGGCTGTTTGGAAGGAGAAAAATTGAAGGGCTGTTAGCCCATACTGGATACATTGTATTGGATATTGACAACCTAGATGGTAAAGAGGCCGCTATTGCCAAAAGAGATGAGGTGTCTAAAAAACCCTATGTTAAAGCAGCTTTCCTATCACCGTCTTATAAGGGTATAAAGTTTTTAGTCAAAATCCCTGAGATTAAGGAAGACACCCCTGAGAAGATAGATTTAAAATTTAAAGGGTATTTCAGTGCTTTACAAAAAGTTTTCCCTAAGCTAGACCCTAGTGGTAAAGATATATCTAGGGCTTGCTTTGTGAGTTATGACCCTGATATTTACATAAACCCCACCCCTGATGAGTTTACTGATTTTGAAGAGGTGAGTGTTTCAGGGGATAAAAAAGAGGTTGTTGAAATCCCTGAAATTAAAAATAGCAGCTTGAGGGATTTGCAATATTTAGAGAGGAAAGTTTATGAAGCTATTGATGGGGAGAGGCATAACGTACTTTTAAACATATCTAGGTTAGCAGGTGGTTTTATAGCAGCGGGCCGTGTAACAAAAACCGATGCTATTTTATACCTAGAAAGAGGATTTACCTCAAGAGATTATGACACTAATTACGATTATAAAAGAACGATTGAGGATGGTATCAACTATGGGTTGGCCTACCCTAAGTATAAAGAAGATGAGTATAGGGAAACACCCCACCCCGATAAAAAAGACCCATCAAGTGATGGTTACGAAATGTACGTGCCTTTTTCTGACTTTGAAGAGGAGGCAGAGGATTTATACGTAAACGGAAACAGAAGAGGTTTAGATGGGAGGTTTCCAGTATCTAGGGAGTTTATGTCTTACAAGATAGGATACACCACATACATTTACTCAGCACCCTTCTCAGGTAAAACACAGTTTTCCATTAGTGAGCTTACCTATTTGGCAGAGCGATATGATTGGAAGATAGCCGTCTTTAGCTTAGAGATGGGTTCACCTAAAGATGTGTTAGCAGAAGTAGCTAGTGTTTACATTGGCAAACTGTATAACCACTCAAGTAAAGACTTAAAAATGAGTGTGCAAGAAAAGACAAAAGCCACTAAGTTCTTTGAAAAGCATTTTTATGTTTTAGACCCCGTATATAAAAAGAAGGATATTGACGTAACAGTAGATAATATTTTAAAAGAGGTACGAAAGATAGAGGAAAAAGAAGGGGTACATATAAACTCGGTTTACATTGACCCTATTAGCGAGCTAGATGACGGTGGTGAAGAACGGATACATAAGTTTACACACTACGTAAATAAAATGGTGAATAAAGATGCTAGGCTTCATGACCGCCATAACTTCTTAGTCTCTCACGTAAGAGACCAACAAGGTATTTTGGATAAAACCGAGAATAAAACCTACTACCCCATGCCCACCCCAAGAGACGTGAGTGGTGGACAAAACACTTACAAGCAAGGCTTTCAGATGATTTGCGTGTATAGACCACCAGACTTCGTTATGAATAAAGATACTGGGGAGTTTTATGCTGAGAATGAAACTCACATAGATATTCAAAAAGCCAAGCCCAAGGGTATTGGTAAAAAGGGACAGTTTACATTGTATTTTGATTGGAAAACCAACAGGTATTACGAGGATAGAGACTGCACGGTGTATAGCCACGCTAAGGAAGAAGAAAAGCAAGAGAGTCTAAAACTAGAAACCGACTATTCCAAAACACCCCCACCCATAAGCAAAGAGAACGCTGATATAGACACCCACCCTTTTGGTGATGACGAAGATGAAGATGAAATATTTTAGTGTTAAAAACTTGTGGGTTGAGGTTGGGTTTTGTATTTTTACAATGGTAAAGTATATGGCACGTAACCATTTACAGGCCTAAGCAAAAGAGAAAATAATTTAATAACCGCACATAGTTTTTAAATGGCTGACAGGCTATGTGCTATATACTTTGTTAGCCACCGTTTTTATTATGATTTGGAAACAGATTAAAATATTTACAGCAGATGCAGAACAGTCTGTGATTATTGAACCGAATCCCGAGAGAACAGGGATGTGTCTACATAGTGTAGAGGAAAGCCCAAGCAATAAACAATCATTTGTTCTTTATATAACTTACGATGAAGCGAGAACTATTGGTAAAGAATTGATAAAGTATGCTGATGAAATGGAATCAAATGGTGGCTAACGGGGTGTAAAAAGCATTGTTCACTTAAACGCTTATTAATCAATTAATTAAAAATTATATATCAACAATTATGAATTTTGAACAACTACAAAGAAAAGTCCTTGATTGGGCTGATGCTAAAGACCTTCTCCATGAAGAGAACAGGTTTAAACAATGGGGTAAAACCTTAGAGGAAGTGCATGAGGTGTATATGGCTATGCTAGATAATAACCGTGAAGAAGTTATGGATGGTATAGGGGACACCTTAGTAACCCTCATAATACTAGCTGACCAAAATGGCATGGATGCGGTTAATTGTCTAGAGAAAGCCTACGATGTAATTAAAAACAGGAAGGGTAAAACAGTTAATGGTGAATTTGTAAAAGATGAGTGAGTATAACCATACCAACTCCCCTAAGCATTACGATACAGTCTTTGACAAGGAGGTGTACGAAATAATACATGATGTGTTAGGGGATGAGATGTTTAAAGGTTTTTGTTTGGGGAATATCTTGAAATACAGGTTAAGGGCTGGCAAGAAACCGAATGAACCTGTTGAAAGGGATATAGAGAAAGCATTGAAATACGAAGAGATAATTAAAAACAAAGGATTATGAAGGTGGAAACAAGTACATACCCCACACCCCTTGTGAAGCTATTAGAGTTTTGCGCTTGGGAGCTAGGGGTAGAACCAGAGGCTGTAAGGGGTAAATCAAGGAAGAAAGAAGTGGTTATGGCCAGACACTTCTACCGCTACCTAGCTAAGGCATACTTAGGTGGTTACTACTCCCTAGCGGTTATAGGGTCATTACTGGCTAATGCAAACCACGCTAACGTCTACAACTCATGTAAGAATGTTACCGACCTAAAAGATACTGAGGGTGGCAAGAAAGGCACGTATGGGTATCTATTCAAAACTTTAGAGAAAAAGTTTGTGGAGGAAGAGTTGCAAACCTTATTATTGCAAGTGCGTAAGACGGTGCTAAAAGATAGGTTTGAGAAATCAGGGTTGCTTCGCAGGCAACAAATGAAGATTATCAAAAGAGATAAGGCCGTTTCCGCTATGTATAATGAGTTTTTAAAAATATCCAAAACCTTGAAAGAGTATGCCGAGCATGACGGTAGAGAGGGCTTTATAAACGGGTTGAATAGCCTACTCCACGAAAAGAAACAGGTTATGCTTGGGTATAAAATGAATACGATTTAGAAATAATTTGAGGTAAGCACCTAAAAACAGTACGTTATGGGAAAAATTACTAAAGACAACAA